ATACTTTTTCAAATACAAAAGGACTTGCAGGAACAGAAGCATCAAAACTATTAACAATAATGAAAAAGAGCGGAGTTAATGCTGATGAAGCAAGTGGTATGTTTGCTAAGTTTGCAAAAAATATATATAGTGCTGATGAAGCAATGCAAAAGGCAACAGCAAGTGGCGAAAAATCTAATGATAATTTAAGTAAGTTAGGTATTACAGCAAGAAACAACAATGGCACTTTTAAAACTAGTTATGAACTATTTATGGAAGTTAAAAATAAAATTGGTGCAATGAAAGACGGTATAGAGAAAACCAATTTAGAAATGGAACTGTTTGGTAAATCAGGTACTAAGATGCATGAAGTTCTTAATATGTCATCAGAAGAAATGCAAAAAGTTATTGATAAAGCTGAAACAATGGGTACTATTATAGATACTAAAACGGCAAAGGCTTGGGTTAATTTTGATAGAAGTTTAAAAGCTGTTAAAGGTTCATTAACTGCAAATGGTATAGCAATTGGTAATGAAATGTTGCCTAAACTACAACAATTAGTAGGTTCATTGCAGAATGTTATTGGGTGGTATGTTGCGTTAAATAAGGCACAAAAAGATAATATTAACACTATGATTAGTTTTATCGCTTATAGTGGGACAGCCGTACTTGCTTTAAGAGCGGTAGGGTTAGCAGTTGGTTTTGCCGTTAATCCTTGGGTAGCATTAGCAGTTGCAATTGCAGGTGCTACAATGGCGTTAGCAAATTTTTTAGACCAAAAAAATAAAGTGAATTCTTATGACCCAAAAGCAGAAGTATATGAAACGCAAAATGAAGATGGTTCAATTTCATATCAAAAAAAGATACAAACAAAAGAAATGTTTATGGACGATTGGAAAACAGGTAGACAACATGAAGAAGTTGTTGAAAGTAAAGTTGATTTATCACCTGCTGAATTAGAGGAACATTTAAAATACAAGGCAAATCCTGAAAAATATACAACACCTGAAATGCAAATTCCTGATATTCCAAGTGGTGGCGATATAGGTGGAGTAGGTGGAGCAGATGGTGGTAGTGCAGGAACGGCACAAACACAACTACAGCAATATGTTGAAACATTTAGTAAGTTGGAAACTTTATGGGATAAACAGGTACAAAACGGAACTATAAGTAAAGAGCAACAAGCCAATTTAATTAAAGATGAAATTGAAGGACTTAATAAAATTGCTGTTAATCAAGATGAAGTTAACGATAAGGAACTTGCTGTTTATGATTTAAAAGGTAAGTTGTTGCAGGTTGAAAAAGATAAAATAGAATTAAATCAAGCTGAAGCAGATAGAGATTATTCAGCAAAAAAAATTAATGAAGAAGAATATTATCAAAAGAAATTATCTAATTTGCAAAAGACAAGGGATTTGGCTGTTAGTTGTAGCAATGAACAGTTGAAAATTGAAAAAGAAATTTATGATTTACAAAATGAACACGCAGAAAAACAATATGCAATAGATAATGAACACATTGATAATTTAAAAGAAATAGCAAAAGATAATTTAAATATTGAAGCAGAACAATTAAGACATCAAACAGCATTAAGCAATATTAAAAATAAAACAGGTTCAACTAATGCAACATTAACAAGAGAATTTAACAATAAGAAAGCAATGTTAGAAAAAGAAAATAATTTAGAATTAAATGCTGTTAATGAACATTTGAAATTAATGGAAAAGAATAACAAGAAAGATACAGATGAATATAGAAGAACATTACAAACTAAAGAAGCATTGCAACAAGAATTTAATGCTAAAAATCTTGCTAATGAAAATGCATTAGCGGAAAATCTTGCAGAGTTAAAGCAAAAAAATGTTGATAGTTGGAATGATATGTTTAGTGATTTGATTTTAGGCACTAAAACAGAACAAGATATATTAAAAGACCAATGGCGAGATTTTGTAAATTTTATAATTGCCCAAACATTTAGGATAGAGGCAGAAAGTAATATATTTAAAATGGTTTTTGGATTTGGTACAGGTTCAAGTGATAATGATAATGCACTTGCAAGTGCAGGTGGTTCATTATTTAGTGCTGCTGGTGGTTGGGATGAAGTACCGCACGATGGTGCAAAAGCCGTTTTGCATAAAAAGGAAATGGTATTATCAGCACCTTATGCAAATGTTATACGAGATATTGCAAATGGTAATATTACACCTTATGCAAACAATAATAATACAGTTGCAAGTACGGGAGATACAAATGTTTATGTAACTATTTCACCTAATTTCCAATCCTTTGACCCTGCAACAGGTCAAGAAATGTTTAAGCAACAATTACCAATGATAGAAAATCATATAGTAAATAGTATGCAAAATAAATCAGGTTTTCGTAATGTAATAAAAAATATAAAGTAAAAAGACATAAAACATAATTTATAAAGTGTAAGCGTATTTAATATATACGCTTTTTTTATTTAAAGAGGTGGGAAAATGGATATATTTAATATTAAATATAATTCAGCTTATCAATCAAGTATTCAATTTAAAACGCAATTAACAAATGAATATACAGCAAATGAACAAAGAAATAGTTTGTGGACAAATCCGCTAAGTAGTTGGACATTGCAATTTGAAAAAACACCTGAAGCTTTTAATAATTTAAAGGCTTTTTTTGTTGCCCAAAAAGGTAAAGGTAAAGCTTTTTATTTTACTTGGGAAATAGATAAGGGTGGAGATGGGCAACAGTATAAAGTTAGATTTGATACAGATATTTTAGATTTTAATATGCAAGTTACAAATAAAAATGGTTATGCAACATTTAGCCTGAAACTTGTGCAGGTGAAATAATTAAAAATTGAAATAAAGATAAAAACCGCTTTGAGAAAAAGCGGTTTTTTATATTGTAGGTGAAAGATATGTCTAAAAATATAAGTCCTGTTTTAGAAAATTTAGCAAAAAAGAATGAAATAGCAACAAGAACATTAGTTATTATATATACAGAAGATAAGGATAATAATATTTTTAGGTTTGTTGTTGGGGATGAAGAATTAAATTTTGAAGGTAATTTATATATTCCTGCTTCAATAAAACGTGGAGAAATTACAATAAATTCTGATGGTAGCAAAGAACAAGTTGATATTAATTTTGGAAATTCAGATTTAAGTTGGGCAGGGTATGTTGCAAACAATGGAAGTAATTTAAATGGTAAAAGGTGCTTGATTGAAGAATTATTTATTGAAAACCTAGAAGAAGGTTCAATAAATTTATTTACAGGTGTAATTAATAAATTAAAAATGAACAGTGGCGAATTTCAATTTGTTGTAGAACGTGAAGGAATTAATTTTGACCAACAAACGCCATATTTTACTTATGACGTTCATTGTCCTTATGTTTTCAAAGATGAATTTTGCCAATGTGCAAACGTTAGTTTTTTTAAATGTGATGGAACATTAAAAAATTGTGAAGAAAGAGGAAATATAGAAAGATTTGGTGGGCATCCTTCAATTCCTGAACAGATGGTGATTAAATGATAAATATTGAAGATAAAGTAGAAGAATTAAAAAAATATGTTGGAACTAAATTTGAAATGGAAGATGAAAGAGGTAATGCAGTAGGTTGTGCATTACCTCTTTATTTAATGTTTCCCGATTTACCAAAATTTAATTTTAAAGAAAGAAACATAAATGCTAAAAATCATTTCAATTTTGTTTTTAGTTTACTAACAGAAGGTATGAATGAAGTTAATTTAAATGAAATTCAAATAGGTGATGTGATTGCAATTCAATTGCCTATTTATAAAACATTACATCTAGCAATTTACTTAGGCAATCAAAAAATATTCCATTGTTTAAATATAGGCAATGGAACAGCAGAAATTTGTGATATTTCATTTATGGAAAAGCATATAAAGGGGGTGTTCACGTGGGTTTTTTAGTGCCGTTTTTGGGAACGTTTATAGGAAAATTACTAACTTCTTATGCATTAAATGCAATTACAAATAAACTATTTGGAGCAAAACAAAAAAGTTCACAGTCACAAAGTCCAACTTATAGTTTTGGAGCATTGCAAACACAAGCTAATAATACATTAGTTATGCCACTTGTTTATGGAAAAGTAAAAATGGCAGGAAATGATATTTGGGCAAGTGCAGAAGGTACTACACAAAGTCGGCTAATTGGTTTTGGATTTGGTAAGATTAGTGGATTTGAAGATATTAGATTAAATGATATTGATATAACCACTTTAGGTAATGTTAATTATTCTACTTATGTTGGTGATGGAGTACAGCAAATTGATAAGAGGGTAACAGGTACTACACAAACCGATAAGGCAAAACTTGTAGGTGGTTTAAAATATGATGCTTATTTAGCTGTTACGGCAACAGCTAACGATAGATTAAATGGAAATTATAATGTTACAACTGTTGTAAAAGGTAGATTAGTTAGAATATATACAAATCCTTCAACTTATACAGTCGCATGGAGCGATAACCCTGCATGGTGCATTTTAGATTTTATGATTCACTACAATGGTTGTGCAACACGAATTGAAGATATTGATATTCAAAGTTTTATTGATAGTGCTGTATATTGTGATGAACTTATTGCTCTTGCAGATGGTACAACACAAAAAAGATTTACATTAAATCTTGCAATCGACGAAAAGAAAAGTAAGCAGGATTGGCTAGATGAAATGTTAATAGTTTGCCAAGGGTATAAGACTTATAACAATGGTAAACATGGTATTTTAATAGATAAACCTGCAATTGTAAGTCAAATTTTCGACATTCAAAAAGATGAAGATTTACAACTTGAATGGGCAGATATTAATAATGTTTTAGAAAAAGTACAAATAACATATTTAGACCCTGCTTATAAATGGGCAAAAGTTGGTGCTGTTGCTACTTGGGGAACTTTTCAAAATAGAAGTCCAATTTCAAAAATTGTAGAAATGTATGGTGTTACTAATTTTAATCAAGCAAGTAGATTAGCATTGTTTTATTTAAAACAAACACAAACCTGTAGAACAACATACATCTACAAAACTAATAAACGTGCAATAAATAGAACAATTGGTGATGTAGTAGAAATCAATGACCCTATACGCCAAATTCAAGGCATTAAGTGCAGAATAATGGCAATTAGTAATAGTCAAGATGACACTATTATTTTAACAATGAATGAATATAATGAAAATCTTTATGCTGATACATTAGGTAGTATTGCACCAACTGTTTATACAACTTCATTACCAAATCCTGCAAGTGTTGTAAGTGTTGCAAATGTAAGTATAGAAGAATATTTTAAAGAAGCAGATTATGGAAGAACAATAAATATTTTAGAATTATCTTGGGTTGGAAAAGAATATAATTATAAAGAAGCAGAAGTTTATATTTATGATGAAAACAATAGTATCTCTATGCTTGGTAGTTCTTTAAATAATTTAGAATTTAATGCTGTTGCTACTAATACAAGTATATGGAAATTAATAAATAAGGGTGCAGATAGAGTTTATGTTTCGAATTTAACAAAAGGAGTTACTTATAAATTAAAAATTGTAGCTATTAATAGTTATGGAATTAAAGAAGATTTTGATACTGCAACTGTTATAGAACACAAAGTTATAGGTAAAACATTAACACCATCAACGCCAAGTGGATTATTTGTAAATATTACAGACAAATGTGAATGGCATTGGAATGTGCAAGAAGAAAACGTTGATTTTTGGGAATTAAGAAGTGACGAAAATGCAGGTAATGAAATTGGATTATATCTAAAAAGTCAAAATAATAAAAATTACTTTACACCACCTTCTCGATTTGGGAAGGTTTTTTTATATGCACATAACAGAAATAATTTTTATTCAAGTCCTTGTATTTTAGAATATAACAAGGTTGCACCTGTAACACCTACAAACGTTACTATTGCAGATATATTTCAAGGTGTAATAATTACGTGTGATTCCTTACCTGCATTTTGTGTAGGTATAAATGTGCATATAAATGATGGAACAGGGGATAAAGTTTATTTTAGTCCTAATAATAGTTATACTTTTAAAACTACAGGTGGAATTTTTGATATTCAAATTTCATATGTAGATATTTTTGGAGAAGGTGAAAAAACTACAAAAATACAAAAAGTAATTCAATCAACAATTAATCCTGCATTGTTATCTGCTGAAAGTATTAGTTTGGATAAAATGGATGCTGATATAAAAACAGCATTGATAAAAGCACAAAATACAATAGATATTGCCACTTTGGATTCTGCTATTGCTGAAATAAAACAAGAAACAGATAGTATAAGTGCTACAGTTGCAACTAAAGCAAATTTAGCAGATTTGACAATTACCAATAATAGTATTGCAAGTGTTGTTACAGATTTACAAACTGCTAATACAACTATAGTGCAAAATACAAATGATATACAATTAAGGGCAACGAGTGCTGATTTAATATCTTTAATTAATGTATCACCCGAAACAATTTCATTAAAAAGTAAACTTGTGCATATTGCAGGGGATACGCTAATTGAATATTATCATCAAAATGAGCCATGTGTGTACTTTTCGGGAGCCACCCTGTGCATCAAATAAAACAACCATGTTCATTTACGGCAGCCACCAATTGA